AGAACATCTATACATCCAAGAACAATGAGAAGGCATTACTATTCTAGCTGGGACAGCTGACCCCTGAAGCTCCAGAGAAGAAACAAGCTCAAAAGTAATGACGTTTTTGTTTTCTACCGTCTTCTTGTTTACGAAAAATATATCGTCAGGAAAGTGTGAATTTGGATCGGATTCCCCAAAAGGATTCTTCCCAGATTCGTTTAAATTTCTGTTTTGAAAGTTTTCATCATCAAGAAATTTAACAAAAGTTCTTTTTCTAGTTATTTTGCAATTAGCAAAATCCTTATTTGATCTTACGATTTTGGACAAAAGCCCCTCGGGATTAGCTATTGATATTGTTGGCCTCGGAAGCCTTCCGTCAGACTGGCTTTCGAAGCCCTCCATCTTTACAGGCAAAGGTTGGTAAGCGTTACCCTGCCAATAAACAGGGTTGCTTGAATTTTTCATTGGGGAAAATCTATATACAGGATCTGCACCTAGATTAACTCCGTATAAATCCTTAAGCATTTCAAAGTTTGATTGAAGATTACTAAAATCGATTTCGTACATATCCACGACCGAATCGGGAGTGATTGAAACCAATTGTTTATTAAAGTTTGATTCTGATTTTGCCATAATTATTTTTCTGCTGCGACGAATATTTTTAATTCGCCTTTTTGGAGATGGCTTGACGCAGAGCTTCTTATATATAGATCTCCAAAATAGTATTTATTCACAAGCTCCACAAGAATAATGTCTGAATTATTGTCCACTATTTCATTTGTGAATTCATCAATCAATTCGACATTCACGTCTGAATTGTTAATTCCGAAAAACTCAATATCAATATAACCCTCCTCTCCCGCCTCAATTATTGTTTTTTGATTATTGATAAAGAAATTTTCAATTGCGAATTTGTCACACTCTCTGTATGCAGTATTAAACGGCTCGCTTACTCCGGATTTTATTTGTCCCCTATTATTTTGAAAAAAAGTATTTGGAACTGAATTAACGATTTCGGACTTATAGTTCCCGAAAGAGCCCGTAACCACAGTAAACATCTGCCCGCCATCGCTAACGCCAGGAGTATAAGACTTGCTTAGCTTTATTGTTTTACCGTTGAGTCCAAAAGGAAACCCTGCAGACGGAAGGTCGTATATGTAATCTTCTTTATCAAGACCTTCGCCAATAAAAGGAACGTTTGCGCCTCCGCCCTGACCTATAATAGAAAAACTCCCAAGATCTCTCTCTATGGCTTCTGCGCTAATCAACGTTAAAGGCTTATCTCCGATATTCATTAGTTTAACCCTCGCCTTACCTTTCTCTCCGGGAATTATTTGCTCTCCCTGGTCTTTGATTGAAAACGATATCGGAGATGTGAATATTAATTCTGCTTCTGCCAATTCTGGGGGCGTATCTAAATTAGTGAAATCTTGCTCATCTATATTAAACGGAAATTGCTCGAATCGAGCGGATACGCTATGATTATTCTTGTAATTATAAGTGTGACTCCACTCTTGGCACACAAAGTTTTGTTTTCTATTATATGGAGCGGGAGGGGTAAAGTTAAAAGGCTTGTGCCCCAGTCTCTGCTCAAGAAAATGAAGTATAGCATAAGCTTCTTCGTCGTCTCTGTTATTGAATTGCAAGTCCAAACTTAAAAGACTTTCATTTATGCCGTCATTATAAATCTGAAGATACCCCCCTAATTCTATTTCGCTCATTCTTGGCTTTTGGTCAACGTTTAGCCCTAGAGATGGCTTCCAAAAGAAATCGCGAGTCCAATAACCTGTGTGTAAATCTTTCTTGTAATTAAGTCGGCCATTAAACCCTGTGGTTATCTCGGCGGGAACTTTATTGCTGGTGCTTGAATCGCTGTGCCAATAATAATATGAATGATTGCCAGTGTAAAAAGCTACATCATTTCTTTCGTAAACCATTGTCGGATCAAACGCCTCAGCTTTCCTTATAAACAACTGCTCAGATTTCCTCAACGAAGAAGTGTCCAAGTTTCTAAGCTTTAAGCTTACATTGTTGCTGTTTTCAAAACTTAAAGCGTGATTAAATTCGGAGCAATAAAAAGTCTTGGCTTCATTTTCTGTTGACCGATAAGGGTTAAACATCGCGTTTCCGTCCCATCGAAACCCTGATATTCCTTGTTTGTATTTGAGATTAGGAGAAGAGGCGTCAACCTCTAATTGCCCCAAATGGTTTTCTACAAAATGTATTATAGAATTAGCTTCTTTATTTGTTCTGTTATCGAATTTTAAATTAACTTCAAACGTTAATGCGTTTATTCCTTTTGGCTGCAGGATGTAGTAGCCATTTCCATATTCATGCTTTATATTGTTCGCTTTAAAATTAACTGTCGATCCATAATCTGCGTCGTAAAAAAACTTATTGCTTGTCCACAAATCTGGATTAGATTCAGGGTACGCATTGATTGTTGAGATTGTTAGAACATTAGCGGAGGAAGGTTCGTAATTTTCTATAAAACTAGTTTCGGATGTCCCCTTTATTTTTATTGCTGCACCAGTTAAGCCTTGAACAGTGGTGCTTGTGTAATTTTTTTGTATATTTAATATAGAATAAGTTCCATCGCTAGATCCAGTAGATCCAGCTATATTTATTATGTTTCCAGGTTTAAATGTTGCGTTTAGATCGTCGGGCCTATTAAACTCATCAATAATATAATGAGAATTAGCTGCGACCTCATGAGGAAGTAATGTAAATCTTTGATCGTCTGAGACAGAGACTCCGCCACCGAAAACCATATTTTGCTTTGCATAATAATATAATCCATCGCCTGTGGCATAAACAAAATCAAACTGTTCGTAATTTTGTCCTGTTTGAAAAACTCCGCTATAATTAACGAGGTTTCCCATTCTTCCTTCAGAAACATCTGAGCCTGGAGCGGATATTGTCATGATTATTTAATTATCTGCTTTACAGATATTGAACCCATTGCATGCGAACTTTCTGATATTGATATTGATTGGCTATGTATTTTTCCAGAGCAAGAGAAATTGGCTATCTTTTCTCCCTGCAGGCTGTATAAAAAAGCTTGTATAGTAGAGTCGTTTAAACCTTCAGGGGTTGTTCCTGATTGGTAATTTCCGTCTGGATTTAAATTTCTTACTATATCGTTGGATTCTATATTCATCTCCGCTTCAATATTCTCAATTGATACGCGAGTAGGAACCACTCCATTCGCGGTTGTATTAATAGAGGTATGTTCGCCGTCTTTTATATGATTATGTACCTTCCTTCCCACTATTATATTATAATTTAATTTAGATACCTCAAATTGTTTTTTATTTGCAGTGTCCATATTTGTATTACTTGCCTTGACTTCTCCAAATGATTTCAAGCCATGGGCCGGATCAATACTTAATTCTTGAAACCTTCTATCTGCTGTTTTTAATATAGTACCATATATATCATAACTTGCATTAGCTTGTATAACTTGAAAAGGAGAAATACTAAAACTAAAATTATTTAAATACATATTATCAAATAGATAACGACCTACTATATTTCCATCAATAGGATCTTCACTCATACCATCTTTTATTTCAAATAATCTATCAATAGAATTAATAGTATTATTTTGTTTAAAAAATTCAGCAGTAATTACAAAAGAAATATCGAGCTTGCCGCGAAGACCTGCGGTGGCTGCAAAATTAACGAATTCGGTTTTTGCTCCGACTATCGATAGATCAAGATCTCCATATACTCTTTCTGGCTCGAGAGTTGGAGTTATTGATAAATTGGCAGACTGAACCATTAGATCTTTGCCTCCCAAAGAAATCTTACCATCTTCAAATCTTAAAAAAGGCTTGCTCATATTACTGGATTATGAAGGGTCTCATATGATTTATAAGTTAAAGATATACTCATTTCTCCTTCGACCGATGATGTTATAGATTCGCTTATTAATCTAGCCTTAACGCCAGTAAAAGAATTAATAACTTCTTTTGTTTTAGAATCTTTTATTTGAATAACGACATCGCTTTCTGGAGCTGCTCTGAGGCGATCCTTGGTTTGTCTTACTTCGTATTCATTTACAATCATTGTGAAATTGATATCTGTTTCGATTGGATAAATTGTATCGATTTGTATTGGATCATGATTTTCATAAGTGGTCTTGCTGTCGGCATACCATTCGGCCTCGGTGCCTTTTGGGATTGCATACATTGGCTGCAAATTTAAAGCTCTACTAAAGCTGAAATCTGTTACTGCATCTGTTGAAAAATCGCTTACGTTTATTGAAATGCTCGCTTGGTCAGTGAATTGTATGGCGGGATGAGGTTTGGTAGCTTCTTGAATTAATATTCCGCTTCCTAGATCTCCAAATACAGTGATATCAGTTTCAATGTCAGGAAGATCGCCTACTGTGCAGTTGACTGCATAACGAGTAATTCTTCCTTTTGTGAACCCAAAACCCTTTGTGTTATTGTCATACAAAATTGACCCACTTATTTCATTTTCGTCGTAGGCATACTGTCCAACTACATTCAGGTCCAGTATAGGATCCCTGCTTACCATCTTTCTTGAAATCGAAAAATTACCCTCAAGAGGTCCGTTAACAAAAGCGTCTATAAATCCTACACCAGCAACTTTTATTGGTTTTTCTGTTATTCCGTAACTTCCATTAACATTTACTACTCCAGAAAGAGCGGTATTGTTTACAACTATAGTTTGTTCATAATTTGAGAAAGTCATGATCAGTCACTCAACAAGCCTCCTGGTCGCTTTTCGTCCATTATTACAGAAATAACTTGCTGCTTTACCTTTTCTGCTAGCTGTGAGCTTTTTTCTTGGTCCGCCGATGAATCTTTTGGGTTAGCTCCTCCTTCATCGTTCTTTTTCTCTGATTTCCCACTTCCCTTGTCCATATTAACTGTTATGTTAATATTATTTGTATTTCCTCCAGAAGTTCCAGTTTCTGAGCTTTCTGTTAAGGGGGTTACTGCTCCGCCATCATTAAATTTTCCTGCGTTGATTCGGTCAAGCATTGGCCTTCCAAGTTGACGAGCGCTACTTGCACGAATTACATATTCTCCTTCGCTGAGCATTGCGGGAATTTGATCGATACCAGACTTGCCAGCTATGTGGCCGCCGTTGGCATAACCATTTATTTTTCCTCCTCTATAAGAGGTTCTGTATTCCGAGGAGAAGTCCTCTGCCAGCAGAGAACCGTAATCGTAACTATTTGATCCGAATTGTCTATCGTTTAGGCTTGACCCTTTACCAAAAACCTTAAAAGGATTAAAGCTTCTTGTGTTTTGTACGTTATCATATCCGGTAGCATCAACGCCACGCCTAAGGCTTACTTGCTCACCAAAAGAATTAGTCGCAGATCTCACACCTGCTGGAGTATCATTGGTGTAGCCATCTGCTCTTGCATCAGCAGTTAGCCCCCCACCTTCAATAGCTGCACTTGCAAGAGATCCAATCCCAACGCTTAAAGCGGTACCTACGATCATTTGCATTAAAGCTCTTTTTTTGGCTTTTTTCTCGGCTTCTTTTCTCATTCTTTCTTGAATAATACCTTTTGTATATTGAGTATCCTCTTGAAGCCCTAAGTTTCCAGATTGTCCGCTATAGAAAAATCCAGACATTGCTTGGGTTTGATATCTTCTTCCTGTGTTGTAACCTTCTCCTCCTCCAAAATTTGCAGCGAGAGCGGATCCTGGCTGAGCCTCGTCCGGTTTTCCTCCATTTGAATAACCTGGAAGCTTTCCTCCCGCATTAAGGCGATGCATGAATCCGCCACCGTATTTTTTCACAGCGTCGCGACCCATTACATATTCACCATTAGTAACCATTGCAGGAACTCCGCCTCCTTTAGAATATTTTCTTACTCCTCCTCCGCTAGAAAACGGTAAAGCTCCAACGATTGCATCGGCAGCTTTGCCAAGATAAGCTTTTTGGATTGCTCCAAGAAAATTCATTGCAATATTATTCATAACATCGCTCAAGTCATCGGCTTTATTTATTGCTGCTTGCATTCCATCAACAAGGCCGTCTCTAAATTGATGTGTTAATTCGTCTCCGAGTGTATACTCCATCATAGCGGCGTTCTTTGCTATATCTATTTTAGCATCCCTAGCTCCCTCCCCAAAAGCGCCTGGGCCGGTTTTTCTGCGGTATTCATCCTCTCTTATTTTCTGCAATTTTTTTTCTTTTTCTATTCTCTCTTTAGTAGCGAACAGTTGTTCTTGAAGTTTTTCAATAATGTCGTCCTCTTGTTTGGATGTTTGAGCTTTTGCATCGGTAATTGATTGTTGCAGGTCTTTTAACTCTTGCAACGCCTGAAGTTCTTCTCCTTGTGGTTTTTTAAAAAGTAACTCATTAATGTAATTCTCTCCGCCCTTATCCTCAAATTCCTTACTCATAGAGTCAATAGCCGCTGAAGACATACCTTTTAATTTTGATGGGTCAGCCGCAATTTCCAATCTTTGCTCTTTAGTTAAACCTTTATCAGTTGCCAGTTTTTGCATTTCTGAAACTGCGCTTTTTGTATATGATTCACGAATACCTTGCTGTCTTTCCTTGACTAATCTTCCCTGTTCTGCGAAAGTTGCATCTTGAGTTTGAGGCCTGGCTCCAAATCTAGCAGCGGTAATTTCAGAAGCTATTGCCCTGGATTGAGCAGCATTATCTAACCCACGGATGTAAGCTTGCATCTCTCTATTAACATCGACCATTAGGTCTTTTTGTTTGGCGATCTTACTGTTGAGGTTTTTTTGAGCCTCGCTCTGGTCGTCAGAAAGAGTTTGTTGCCGTTTCAATTTATCCAATGAATTGTCATATAATAAATTTCTATTTTCTATTATTTTGTTTGCCGCATCTCCTTTTATATTAAGGTTGTCTAAAATTATCAATAATTCTTTAGCGTCCATTGCTGCCAATTTATTAGTCAAATCTACAGTCTTAACTTGTCCGACGCTTGCGTATTGTTTGCCTTTGCCGATTTCATCTTTAAATAGCTCCTGTTTTAAAGCTTGCTTCAGGTTTCGGTCTTTGCCGATATCCGAAAGGATCCCTGCCTTTTTGGCGTCTACAGCAGCCTGGGCGCCTAACTCATAAGCCTGACTAGCTTTTAATAAACTTTTATTATACTGAATTCTAACTTTTTGTTCCTCGCTTATCAAACCGCCGAGAATCTTTTCTTGAGAATTTAATAAGTTAGATTGTTCTAGATATTTTGATTTTATATCGACCTGGGCCCCATAAGCGGCTTGTTGAGCAGTAATCATAGCCTTCTGAATATCAAGCTGAAGAATTAAGGCTTCGACTTGCGCTGCTTTTTTATTATTATATTCACTTTGTATTCTTTCGGATTGCTTATTAAGTGCGGCCTTAATAGCTTCCTCGGACAAAATTTGCTTGCCGATTTTGCCGCCAACATCAACTTCTTTACCCTTCAAGAGATTAGCGTATTGAACTTTATCCAAGTAGCCTGTACCCCCTTTCTTTTCGCCAAAATCGTAAGCAAAACTTGACCTTTTTTCGTTCTCCATTAGATAGTCGATGATTTCCCCTCTAGAATCTTTTTGCGATTGACGCATGCGATCCCGCTTCTCGAAAAGCTGTTCGCTCATGGGGGCGTCTTGATCTTGGCTCATCCCCATAAAATCTTTAGATTGTTTTTGATATTGATAGGATTTTCTCAATGTCATTAAAATAGTATTTTTTCTTTCCCCTTTGGTTAATTCGTTTTCTGGTTTAGATAATAAGTCGTAGTTGACGGGGTATCGCTTTGTTGAGGCCTTCACCTGCTTTGCAATCGCGGCCTCATCGACGTAAGATTTGTTTGTCTTAAAGATCTTCGCCAATTTTTCAAGACTCTCTGGCAGCTCAATCTTTTTTGTTGATCCTTTTATACCGTCAATAACCGAGCTATCTCCAGTCAACCCAAGGTTTTTAACAGCTTGCTCCGTTATCCCCGCCGAAGATAATGTTTGGTTTAATTCTTCCCCTTGAATTATTTGAGATATAGCGTTCGACGCAGACTGTGTTTGGTTTTTTATTTCTTGTTGCGTTTTCGCTTGTAAAGCTTTTGTATTTGCTTCATTTGCATCCGTCCAACCTTTAATCCCTCCAACTAGCCCGCCAATACCTATAACTAATGGAGCTGCGGGCCCAAACATTGGGGCAATCATGCTTGCCATCATAGCTCCGGAAGCGGCACCGTTTAAGACTCCGCCTGCAGCGTACATGCCTTGATTCCCCCCTTCGGCACCCATTCCTCCGCTCTGCAAGAACCCTGCGGCCATCGGCGCGCCCATCATCATCATCATGCCTTTATTGCCAGAGAAAGAGTTTCCGAGAGCTTGACTAAATCTACCCATCTTGCCCCCGACGCCAGGTGCAGGAGAGTTTAGGAGGGCAGTCTTTTTTTGCGTAGCTTTATTTAAATTTTTGGTGGTGTCTCTTATTTTTCTCTCAACAGCGGCGTGCTCTCTAGTTCCTTGAGTGAGCGTGGTTAGCTCTTGTCTGTGTGTCTCGATCGCTTTTGTTCTTGATTTGATTCTATCGGTCTCTCTTTTTATTGCATTAGTGCGTTCTGTCGTAGCCTTTTTCCAGTTTTTTCCAAAACCACTTTCGCCGATAGCAGTTTTTGCTTTCTCTATTGGATTAAAATAATTCGGAACATATCCATTAGCAGCGCCAATCACATCGCGCAGACCATTTGGTTCGTCGTGTGTATTGGTTACGCCTAAACCAATTGGATTACTTTTGCCCATAAGGGCTGGGTGAGAGCCAACACGAATTTGAGAAACTGGAACGCCAGCAGCTTTTTCGCGGCCTATCGCATCAGATAGTGGATCGGCGAAGTTGGGAATGTGGCCGTAAGCTTTAAACTCGTTTAAAATCTTCATTGGAAGCTTGCCGCTTGAACCCGCCGCTGCGCTTTTATGAAGTTTTGCCTCTATGTACCTCAATTTATCGTCGCCAATAAATTTTGCAACATTCTTAGCATCTTCGCCGATAAAGTCGAAAGGGGCCTGTGAATCGGAAACTTTCTTATTGCTTAAAGACCCTCGAACTGCGGCTTCAAGAATTCCGCCCAGCATAGAGCCATCCATGTGAGTTTTTAAAACTCCAGTGCCGGCCTTTCCAATCTTTCCACCAAACATATCAACCCCAACCTCATGAGAAAATCTATCAAAACCCTGCCCGACATGTTTATAAAGTTTTTTTTCTAAAGTTGATTTCCCTAATATCTGCTCTATTTGACTAGCGTCGCCATCACTAACTTCATAAACAGGTTTTGTTTTCAAGGTTGCGGAAACGAGCGGAGAATAAGCGCCCTTCTTGCTTAGCTGCTTTACGAGGCTCGGCTTTAACTTTTTATTTAAAGCTATCTTTGCTGGAGCAGATAACGAGGAGTATTTTTGCTTATATTCCTTTGGCCCAGCCGAATCCCCAGGGCCAAAACCTAAAAGAACCCCCATTTGACTTGTCTCGGGAAACAAATTGTTTAAATTTATTTTCTTTATGTCGCTAGTATTAGAAGTAGTTCTTTTATTCCCCGTACTTTTTCTATTGTAAGTTCTCGCATAATTAGGAACATATCCTCCCGCCGCATACGGATCAAATCCATGAACATCCCCAAATGCTTGCTGATAGTTTTTTCCAGCCTTGCTTGAATGAGGAGGCATAATTGCAGGTTGGCTCATGCCTTTGAAATTCTTTACTTTTTCTGCGCTGTTGTATATAACCGAACCTTCGCCAGGCATATTCATCGAACGAATTGTTCCGGCCGCATATCCTCCTCGCGCAGCTTGCTCGCGTTCTGGATCTGCAAAATTTGGAATGTGTCCGCCCGCTCTTCCCTTTCGAGGAGCAAGATTTGCATTGTACCCTCTTGCATACAAACCGCCGGCAACACTTTTTGATACAGAATTTAACATATTAGCTTCTATAACTTGCGCCTTCAAAAGGCTAAGGATTATTTTTTCTTTTTCTGTTCTAGAAATATCAGTTCGCAACATTTCCTTGCTGATTGCTGCGTTTTGCCCAAACAAAGTAACAAGAGAAGTTTGTATTGCCTTTTGCTTGTGAGCTTCGCTTGTTACCCCAATCAAAGATTTTAAACTTTGATTTGCATAAACCAAAGCTTTTGCAAACAACTTGATAAATACGGCAGAAATAATAACCAAACCCGGACCGGTTATTATGTTACCCAAGCCCTTTAAAAAACCTTGAGCGAAATCGCTACCAGTGGATTCTCCACCACCAAGCATTTCATTTGCTCCTTCAGCCAATCCCTTGAATACATTCAAAACTTTTTCCATTCCTGGGGCAAGCATAATTTCTCCAATCTGTGCGCTTAATTCTTTTAAAGCTAGTCCGGTTTCTGTGGCCATTGCAGACATGGTCTGCCTTAATTGATCGTTTTTATCTATAGCTTCCGTTGTTGCTCCTGCAGAAATTTGTGTGGCATTTGCAAGTATACCGTTTTGCTTCGCAGCGTCACTCAGCACAGCTTTTAATATGTTGATTTGAAAAACTCCACCAACCGTCTGAGCTATTTGCGCTTTTTGAGATTCTGTTAGATGATCAAAAGTGTTAGCGAGATCAGTTAAAATTCTTCTTGCGCCAATCGTATTGCCTTCTAAATCTCTTACAGCGATACCTAAATTCTCTAATTGATTAAGAGTGTCCGACCTTCCGATCCGAGTAAATATTGTTTTAAAAGAATTACCGATCACTTTACCGCCTCGAGCGGTTTGTTGTTGAGCTGCAGTAACAAGACCAACCAATTCATCAATATCTACTCCAGCGCTTTTTGCCGCTTGTCCAGTACGAGATATAGCATCCGCAAAATCTTCAGCGCTAACCGCGAATTTAACATCAACAGCGGCAAACTTACTTACCAACTGAGTAGTGTCTTTTATTTGATCTCCATAAGTATTCATGGCCGCAGTCAAAGCTTTTACTGCGTTTGCAGAATCCATTCCAGTTAATCGAGTCAAAATAAGAGCGTCTCGAGTTCTTTTTAAAGACTCCTCCATCGTCAAGCCTTGACGAGCATACTCGGTAGCCGCTTCAGCAGCAACGTTAAAAGCTGCTCCAGTTTCCTTGGCGGTTTTAAATAAGCCGTTTGAGAATTTTTCTAAATTCGCTGTAGATAAATTCATAACTACATTGATATCAGCAAGAGCTTTTTCGACTTCGACAACGTTTTTAACTAAGGCTTTAAAGCCGTCGGCTACTCCATTGATTATCGCCATACTCGCACCAAAAGCAATAATACGAGAGTTAGCTGCTTCCATCGACTTGCTAAACTCATCAGCTCCGCGTTTCATATTTCCAAGCGGCTGAGTAGCTCCCTTGTCATCTACGGTTATTTTAATCGGCGTCTTGCGAATACGGTTTACAGCCGCTTGAACAGCCGCTTCAAGCGGCTGCGTATTACCTTGTACACTGAGATTTATAGACATATTTCCTTATTCCGTTATAAGGTATTAATACACCAAAACTATCCTACTCCATGCAATTTCATTAAATCTTCCATATTTAAAGTTCCGCCTTTCTTTTTGGCTTCTTCGTGAAGGCTCACTCCTCCCTTGGGTTTGTCTATCCCAAGAAATTCATAATCTTCATCTTTTGCTCCGACAAGAGTTCCAGCGCTACCTTGGTTTAGTTTGTCTTTGGTCTTGTCTCGCTCTTCTTTTGAGGAGCCTCCAAAGTCTAACAGTTTCGCGGGATCTTTTCTTATATTCTCTGGAATATTTTCATTATTATCAAATATATTTTTAAATACTCTAGTATAAACTATTAATCTTATTTGATTATATGTTAAATTACAAAACGGCTTGCCATAAAATTGCATACTATCTTCAGCAAAACTTAAATATGGATTATAAAAATCTTCTAATATAGTATGTTGTATATTTTCTTCACTAAAATTCTGAAACATGTCATTATATACAGAAACAATTCTTTTTAAATCTTGATTCTCTAATTCATCAAACTCATCTTCACCAAATAAAGGAATCAATAAATCTTTATCTTTAAAAAAACTTTTAATCATATAAAAATCATTTAATCTATCTTTTGCGTATTTCTCGCAAGTGTTTCCAACAAGCGACATTCTCTGAGCAAGTTTTTGGTTCAGAGCGAGAGTTTCTTCCTCTATTGTTTTTTCTTGTTTGTCGATCTGGTTCTTGATAACCATTTTTGTTTTGGCGGTCTTTAAAGTTTCAAGAAAATACTTTTTGTCTTCTATGAATTTTTCGTCCTTCTCTCCCCAGTCTCCCTCTTCTTTTAAAAAGAGTAACATTTCTTCTTCTGTGGGCACACCTCGACGCAGAGCTGTATTAAAGTATTTATCTTCAATTTCCTCAAGCTCTACTTGGTCGTGAGGAGTTAAATGCTTGACGTAAACAAAGTCCTCTTCAAGAATTGTGGAAGAGTAACCCCTAACTACATCCCTAAATATCTTTCTGCGCTTGACCGCTTCCACATATATTAAACGCTACCGTCCTCGATATCTTTGTCTAGCTTTTCGAAATCTAGCTTCGAAACTGCGCCAGAACTGTAATACCAAAAGCTAAAAAATGCAGCGACCTTTCCTCCAACTATATCATAAAGATCGTTCCCCTCCTCCTCAAGCTCGTAATAAGTTTGAAGCTTTTGCTCAAAATCACGACCCTCAAATAAAGGGGATGCCTCCTCTTCGTCAGACTTCTGAACAAAAGTGAGATTTAAAATATACCATTGAATAACTTTGTTTTCAGCTCTTACGTCAGCGGTGTGGTTAAAAAGATTAGAGTATGATGTCTCGACGTTAATGATATCTTTTCTTAAAAGAGCTATCTCTCCAGCGATTTCCTTTAATCGCGCTGTATCCTTTTCTGTCTTAACGCTTTTTATTTGAAGTTTTTCGCTTTCCTGGGAGAACTCTCCATACCTTACGTACATTTTTGTGAGAGCCTTGGCGTCTTCCTCTGCAAGCAATCCTCCTGTATCGCTATATTTTTTTGCGAGCATGGCTTTTGTTAAAATTCCTCGCTTTATGCAGTTGCTCATTTCAACACTAAATTCTAACTCGGCATCCTCAATCTGTCTTCGAGTTGGCTGTTTCATTATGAGTCGATAAGGAATCGCCTCAACAACTTCCTTGGTTACAGAAACCTCTTCCTCTTCGCCGGTTTCTTCGTTCTTGACCTTGCTTGTCTCTGTTTTTTTAATCTTCTCTTCTTTTTCAAAAGTGAAGCTGTAAATTTCACGCAGTTTTTTGCGAGTATCATTGATTATTGGTGTTGCGGTGTCTGACATAATTTTTCTTGTTATTTAAATGTAAATCCTATAGTATAATTATCTAAATCCATTTCGATATTTCTAATAGTTTCGTTACCAATATCTAAAGTTCTTTTTCTAAGATGCTGTAACTTATCTAAGCTGAAGTAGTCAGCTTGATCCACAACGGGCACGCAGCCCTCTGGCAAATTATTCCTTAATTTATTAAAGTTGATTTGATGCTCCTTATGTAAATCCTCAAGCATAACCAAGAAACCCTTAAAAAGGGAAACCGTATTCCTGTGGCAACATTTTTTAAAAATGTCTTCTGCGTCCATATATTATTGTTGTAGATCCTTGTACCTATATCGATATACACAAAAAAAAATCTTTAGTGTAAAAGTATTTATGGCAGAATTATTGACAGCGGCAGAAAGAGCAAGCGTGGCAGCGAACTTGCTAGATCTTCATGATACATTCGGAAGAGATATTGTTGTATATAAAGAAGCTCAAAAAGTTATAGTTAGTACAGACCCTAATTTTAATTATCTGTACGGAACAGGCGGAGCTTCCACCACAAGCGTGGAGAATATCCCTGTAAAGAAAATATTTAAAGCGAGAATTAGATACGATTCGGATAGAAGTTTGGAAAATTTCGGAGAAGCTGGAGCTCAAATAAAAGTAAGCCGACCAGATGGAAGTAGTTTAGTAAGGATCAAATTAAAAGCTGAAGACTACGCGTACATTAAAGAGGCAAAAAGGATAGAGCTTGACGGAAGGATGTTTCACGTAGATTCTGACCCAAGAGCTCACGGGCTTTTTGATGTTATACAATTTTATTCTCTACTGTTGAGGCCCATAGAGTAATGGCCAAGATGATAGACAAAGCAGTCAAGAGGGCATTAGATCTTGAAATTCGAAAAAGCAAACAATTAATAAATGAAGGAAGATTAATAATTGAATCTCAATTCAAAGTGGCTCATGGAAAATTAATGCAAGATTTTGAATCCCACGCAATAACAAGAGAGCTAAAAAGAGGTCCCGCTTCTAAAAATTTAAGCGGAACGTTACCAGAAGGAAACTTATTTGGATTTATAGGTTTTGAAATTGGAGATGATCCAGTATATGAATTACAAAATCTTTTACAGCGCACAGATATATTAATAAAAAGAAGAAAGTTTGGGTCTTTTGGTTTTGTTTGGAGTTTTGCGGTAAATATACCAACGTTAAAAGACCTTTATGCAGTCACCCCATTGCCTTGGGCAAAAGGAGCAAGCTGGCTACAACAGTTAGAAGGTCAAGGCATAGCTAATTTAGGTCAATATATGCACACACAGAGCCCTCCGGCAGGACGATCAGGAGCGGGAATCCAATCCGGCAGGGAGTCGGGAGGCAGCTTAAAAAAACAATATATAAAACCTTTATTGAAAGATTTTGAAACCAACTTAAACACCCTATCTGCAACAAGATTATCTAAATCTTATTTTTAAATGAAGCCGCAATTCCAACATCAAGTTACTACAAGCTTTGTCTTATGGGCTGACAACTTTATAACTAAAAAAGCGGACGCGTTCTCAAGCAAGTCGTCTGATTTTTATGCAGACACCGGAGACGCGAGGCTTGGCCCTGGGTTGGTGTCTTACAATAGCCCCTACAAGCAATGGGTTAGCGACGAAAGTATAGAGGGGGCGAACATACCTAGCGGCGTTTACGACAATGGAACATTCATCCCAAGAGGGCAAGACGGATTAAAAATTGATTTTGACAATGGGCGAGTGATATTCGATTCAAGTTTTGGAGCAAATAAAACTACATTAAGTGGGGATTATACAGTAAAAGATTTTAACTTTTATATAACAAATCAAACAGAAGAGCAATTGATAGTTGAAAGCAAATTTGACTCAAATAACAGATTCAAACAATCACTAGGAGGAATCGAGCCCTACAAGCAGGTCATACCTGCAATTTTTGTAAACTCAGAAATGGCAGAAAATGAACCGTTTGCATTCGGAGGAGAAGATAAAACCACCACAAGCATTCGTTGCGTTGTTTTTGCAGAAAATACATATCAGCTTGATGGAGCTTTATCTGTATTCGCAGATTCAAAAAACGAAGTCTTTGCTAAACTAGGCTTTGAAGATTTTCCGCTAACAGAATATGGAGACACTACAGGTTTTAATTACAAAGAGCTTGCAACAGCAAAACGAGAAACTTTTTTTCATATAGAAGAGGCGAGAGTTTCAAAATTAAGCGACAGAATAAGTAAGAATATAGACCCATCTCTTTTTGTTGGTTTTATAGATTTTGAAATAACCAATCTAAGATATCCTCGCTTTTCTTAAAACTTCCCTTTTTTATACAAAAAATGTAATAGAAACAGAATCTAATCTTATTAATAAATATTATGGCACAAAATTTACCAGGACGAGCAAGAGTAATTTACCAAAGTGAAGCATTATATGCTGGGACGGTAAATGCTACAGGGCACCATTTTAGCGTTTCTAACGACGCTTGGTCAACAAAATCAGGAGTGGCGAAACTCGCAGACGTTCCAGCTGGCTACGAAGTCAGGACAGGAATCGAGCAGTTACGCAGAGTACAAAACGCGAATTACAGCTTCAGCGTTAACAGGCAAGACGTTAATCAATTTGGCCAATTAGCCAGAATTGACTCGGTTTCTATTGAGCCTCCCACAGTAACTCTTGACTTTTCTTATTATTTAACAAACGGAATTAACGAAAGAATTCTGGGCATGAATGTTGATGGAGCTTCAAGCGCTCTAGCGGATGATATTATCGGAGGAACCGAGTGTGGACAAAATCTTAATGCAGATGGAAAAAACTTTTTTATATTGACAACCTGCGAAGGTCATGATGCGGTAGGAAATAAAGACATGGATGACGGCAAAAGCGTTATTGCATTAGGTAATGGCTATGTCTCAAACTATTCCATAGAAGCTTCCGTAGGAAGCATGCCAACCGCAAACGTCACTGTTGACGGATTAAACTTGAAAAGTTATGTTGGAAGCACAGGTTTAGACATCCCAGCGGTAAACTCTAATTTTGGAATCCCAATTTCAGATATTCATTTTGATATTCCTCCAGCAGTTAGCGGTGTTCTTAATGACAGCGCAGCGGGAGGTTTGGATACAGAAGAAGAAGGTTGGTCTTGTTTGCGTCCCGGAGACATTACAATGTCCTTGGGAACAGACGGAAGGGCCGCAGAGTTCGAGCTTCTTCCAGGCAACGATCCTCGAGGCGATCTTGGTTACGGAAAGACGGCTGGAGGGTTCGACATTTCTACAGGGGCCGGCTACGAAGGCGTCAACGATAACCCAATTAACGATTACACCGTTGATGGTTCAGCGCATGTTCAAAGCTTCAGTATCGATGTGCCGATGTCCAGAACCGTACTTAACAGGCTTGGAACTCCTTATGGATATTCAAGGGTTGTTGATTATCCCTTGAATATTTCTGTTAGCGTAAACGCTATCATGGCGGACTTAAAAGCTGGAAATGTAGCGGATCTTATTTGGAATACAGAAGAGCATGATCTAGTGTTCACTCTTAGAGAACCAAACCAATACGGCACAGGTTCTGTTGCAATGCAATACATAGTTAAAGGCGCATTGCTAGAAGGAGAATCCTTTAGTTCCTCAATTGGAGATAATAAATCGGTAGATTTAACATTTACTGCTCAAGTCGGTGGCCCAGAAGATCTCGCAAGAGGTTTAAGAATACTTGGCTCGAGAAACGCTCTTACCATCACTGGTAAATTCGCTTAATTAATAATTAATTAATTCTTTAAAACCTGCCCTCAAAAAGGGCGGGTTTTTTTGGATTTATTCATAAAGAGTATATTATAATGCATCGATTCCTCTAGTCGATGAAAAGCGGGGATGAGTAAGCTCCGCTTAGAGAAATAGAGGTATACTCCGAGGTTGTTCGCTCGTTAAAACGAACTAACATTTTTAATTTAAGCTCTGTAGAATTTTAAGCCTCCGCTAGCAGTAACTCCAAACGAAAAAGAAGAGCTTACCGAAGCGTCTGTTCCGATTGCCTGGGAATAACTTTGTTGTTTTAGCTGGGCGTTTTCAATTTTAAAAGAATTTATATTAGTTATTCCGCCAGAGCCGTCTCTTTCTGTGTGAGATATTACCATATCGTATCTTGATCCCTGAGCAAAAAAAGAATCCACGTCTCCTGTATAGAATTCTCTGAGAATCATATCCATAGATACAGACCCAATCACAGGAAACTTAAGCTTTCGGTCGAACACATAATTACTTCCAAAGCCATAAATATCCTGTCTAGGGATTGGAAGGTTTATGTTTATATTCTGTATAGCAGCTTCTACATCCTCTAGAACTGCTCCCCCGTGGGCCCCTGCGTTTTTGGTTATATTTATTATGATTCCTCCAGGCATTATTGCTGGCACATCATTATCTGTATGGGGGTTCAAAGAGTCTTCGTTCAAAACCAATCTTTCCTGTGAGGGTTTATTTTCAACCCCAAGCTTGATAGATGGAAAATAAGGAGGATCATGCTCTTTATATTCATCAAACCTCATATTACTACAAAGAAAAGATACAGAGCAAACAGGAAGCTGTCCGACAGAGGCTGAGTATTCGTAAGTTTTTAAAAAAGAATTACCAAAACCTACTACATTATAACCAGAAAACCCCTGTTGATCTGTTACGTTATTTAAATCCCTATGGCCGCAACCTCCTGCGTCGGCAATCAAGAATAAATTAACATCATCAGTTCCTTGGGTATTGTAAAAATTCTTTAATAAGCTTCCGTCGGATCCAAGATAAAAACCTAATGATTCTTCGTTTTCTCCGCTGGAAAATATATACGACATACTACAGTCGATTTCTGGTTGGCGAATAATTGGAGATTCATCGTCTTGAGAGACTAGTATATCGGAGCCTATCGCTTTTACATCTAAAGCCGGGTGAGAAAAACTGTATTCCATACTCTGAACTCTGGTTAAATCCCCAGAGGTTGAAGCTGCATCCTTGTATCCAGGAAAATCAGTTATTAAAACCCCAAACCTTTCGTAACTTATTCGATCTACTTTGGATTTACCCATTAAATGAAGTACACCTTTTTATCAATTAAGTGTATTTACGAAAGACCGCCATGCCAAATAGTAAAATTTCAGAATTAAATGAGACAACCGTATTATATTCGGATTATACGGTCAACCCTTTTCCTCATCAAGCGAGCCTTACTCCTGCCGGAAGCGGAGATAATGATGCCTTCTTTATGATAGCAAGGCCGAATGTAAGAAATGAGAATATTTCATACACGCACTTGAAATCTTCAATACTAGATAAAAATTTATTACTAACAGGAAAACAATTAATTAGCGGGGAAAAAACTTTTTCTGATCCATGTACTTTCTTAAGTAGGACGAATGTTAATGAAGTTCTAGATAATACTTTTACGGGGGACATAAGTGGAAATATTTTTGTCGGAAATTCGGGTTTGTTTCAAAACATGGGTGTTGGAAAGGCTTTTCACGAAAGACTTAGAGAGCCCTCTTATCGATTGGATATATCTGGAGACTCTTTATTTCTTGGAGACTTGACTCATACAGGTTATCACAGACAGTTTGGAAGTCTTTATCGAATCGGCGATTCTAATTTGCTAGGAGACTTCAGAATAACTGGGGATTCCTGGAGGCATGGGGACATGCGAATGGAAGGGGACTATGATCTTACTGGGGATTTAGATAGGTTTGGAAATGTCGATTTATATGGAGATAAATTATTGATTGGTGACATTACTCATACAGGAAATCACAGACAGTTTGGAGAACTCTATAGAATTGGCGATTCTAGCCTATTGGGAGATTTTAGAATTACTGGAGATTCTTGGAGGTATGGAGACATGCGAATGAAAGGGGATTATTATCTGACTGGAGATAGAACTCAATTAGGTCATTCTTTAATAAAAGGAGATAAAAAAATTGCCGGAGATCTGCATGTAGGAGAATATATTCACCACATCCAAGACTCAGATACATTCGTAAGGCTTGAAGATGATAAAGTTTCCCTCGAAGCAGGCTCGGGTTGCAAGTTATCCCTTAATGAGTCGAATGAAGATGAAATTTTGTTTTTTACCTCAGGAGAAGAGCAGGCCAGGTTGACTAATGAAGGTTTTTTAGCCATAAACACACAAGATCCAATTGCTGAACTTTCGGTTACTGGAGACTCTTTCTTGGAAAATGTTTTCGTTTATGATGATTTTTCGAAAAAGTTTAATAAAGTTTTTGGGGGGGATGACGAAAAGGTTACTTTTAAAACCGTGATTGACGGGGGGAAAGATAAGTATCATATAGACTTGCCAAAAACATTCAAGGAAAAACCTATATTATCGGTGAGCCTTGAAAATTGCAATGGAAATATTCTTGTGCCTTTTATACTTCAAAGCGGAAACAGGCATGAATTTTATATGCAATTCTCAAATGTTTTGCCACCTGAAGAATATATAATAAATACAACCGCAATATGCTCATCTATCATGCAAAATAAAAACGGTTTAAATTATGATCAATTTCCGTACTGTTCTCCAATGGATCCTGGAGCGAATAGGCACGGGATGCAAAGATTCTACTTTCAGCCAAATGAAAATTCATCAACTCAAGAAATCTTTTTTCCTTTAGGTTATGATGAGCCGCCGAATATATCCGTCAATATAGAAGGTGGGGAGTATGTTGTTCCTTACATTATTTCGAATATAACCAACGAGTCTTTCGTTTTAAAGTTTGGTTCGACTCTAACAAAAGACCACACAATACATTGTTGCTCAAGCACCCAAGGAATACATAGGCTTGGAGAAAAAGTCAATTATCATGCCCAATGGTTTGAAGATCTTGGCGACAGGTTAATTTTTAGAAATTTTCAACCCGGGGACAGTTACTATAGACCTGAATTTTCTACATCTCTTCCATCTTTACAGCTTTGGGAATTAAACACAGAGAATAATACTATAAAGCCTTGCTGTGAACCCAATCAATCGACTCCAAATACAGAACACTTCTTTCACAGAACTGGAGAATATTTGACCATTGCATAAAAAGTGTACATACAACTTGAAAAAACCTTAAATGAATAAAGATAACAGAATATCGAACCTACCACAAACAAAGCGTCTTTTATCTGACCAAGTTGCAGACCCATTTCCGCACAAGGCTGAAATAGCTCCTCCAAACAATCAAGATGATGAGGCCTTATTTCTTTTAGCTAGATCTGGATCGCATAACGAAAAAGTTAAGTTTAAAAATTTAAAAAAATCAGTGCTAGATGGGTCAAACGCAGTTTTTCTTACCGGAAAACAGTTAATTAGCGGAGAAAAAACTTTCGCAGATGTTTGTACATTTGAAAGTACAGTATACATAAATGAAATTATAGACATAACACAGACTGGAGACATAAGTGGAAATATCTTCGTGGGAGAGACAGGTTTGTTTGAAAAAATAGGAATAGGTTTAGATTTTACAGACAGAAGAGTGATAAAAGAGGTTTTTATAGATTTCCCTAAAGAATCTAATGGCTATGCCTCTTATACTTACGGAGGGGGAATCGATCCGCATATAATATCCGAGGATATTCACAAAACTTATGCCCTCGAAGAAGATGGTTTAAGTTATTTATTTAGTGGAGATTCAACGGGTCTTGATCCAAATATTGAGATTCAAGTTGGAGATTCTCTGTCTATAACAAATTTAACAAAACCCCACTCCTTAGTTATAAAGGATTTAAATAATAATTTATTATCTTCAGAAATTTCCGGCATAACTAATTATTATGCATCCTCAACAGGTAATTATTATTATCAGTGTCGATTGCCAGGACATGAAGGTATGAGCGGCAGTATAAATATTAAAGATGTAGACATTTATAGCTATTCCTTAATGTCTGGAGCTGGAAACAATTACTTGTTTAGCGGAGACGCCTCTGGGATCAATCCAAATTTACTAGGGACATCAGGTGATATTTTTAATTTCGCCAATTTGACTAATGGCAACCCTTTGGTTATTAAAGATGAAAATGGAAATGTTCAAGCGCAAGAAGCTAGCGGAAAAACCTCCTTTAAAGCAAATAGCGCAGGGTCTTTTTATTATCAATCAATTGAGTCTGGAAGCCAAAGCATGAGCGGATCGATTTTAGTCTCAAGCCCATTAACTAAAAATTACTCTTTGTTTGACTCTAGTGGAGAAAGTTATTTATTTAGCGGAGATGCTCAGGGCTTAGATCCCTTGATTGAATCAAGAGAGGGGGATTTGCTGATATTCGAAAACCTAACCAAACTTACATCCCTAACAATTAAAGATGAAAATCACCAGGTAGTTGCTGCTGAAACATCTGGAGTGGTTAATTTTAAAGGTGTTAGTTCGGGGCTTTTTTACTACCAGTCAACCGCAGCAGGACACCAAAGCCTTAGCGGAGCAGTTAAAGTGTCTTCAAGAAAAGACCCTGTGGTCTTAGATTTTTCAGATCAAGATCAGATAAAAACAACCACATCACTAAAGTCCTATCCAATATACGAACCTTCGGGTTTTTATAATTCTAACACACCAGAATCTCAACAAAGTTGGGGCCAAGATCTTTCTCTTGACGGGCACCAATTAAACCCAGATGATATACATAGAGAGATGGGTGGAGCTTGGTATCAAATAGATTTTGATCAAGCATTTCATTACAAAGGTTTTTCTTTATTTAGGAAGGGTTTAGAAAACAGCGCAGAGGATCTAAAGGTTGTAGCTTCTAATAACGGCTTAGACTGGAATACGATTCATAGAGTTTCTGGTTTGTCCCCAAAAAACTATGAGGACAAAAATTCTCCAACCTCCTTTGCCCTTGAAAAATACCACCCCGAAACTTATTTAAAATACAGGCTTGTTGGTGAAAAAATGATTTCGGGCAATTTATGGGAGATAAGTCATTTTAATTTTTCTGGACTAGCCACTTTCGAACATACTCGCACTGTAGATCCTTTATATACACTGCACGTTTCCGGGGACTCTTGTTTCCTGGGAGATATAACTCATACTGGGAATCACAGGCAAGAGGGAAATTCTTACAGAATAGGTGAATCTAGCTTATTGGGGGATTTCAAAATAACAGGAAACTCCTGGAGGTATGGAGATTTATACATGAAGGGAGATTACTATCTTACCGGAGACTTCACTCATACAGGAAACTCTTTTTTACATGGAGACAAGACTTTAATTGGAGACCTAACTCACACAGGATACTATAGACAGTTTGGAGAACTTTACAGGATCGGCGATTCTAACCTTTTGGGAGATTTTAGAATCACTGGAGATTCCTGGAGGTACGGGGACATGCGAATGAAAGGCGATTATCACCTCACTGGAGATTTCACTCAAACAGGAGACTCTATGATTTATGGGGATGAGAAGGTCACAGGAGATGTTTATGTTGGAGAGTATTTATACCACTACGAAGACCAAGATACATTTCTTCGATTTAGGGATGATGAAATTACGCTACAAGCAGGAAATGAATGTAAAATATTATTGAGCGAAACGGAAGATGATTTTATTTCTTTTGGCACTTCAGGAATTGAGCAGGCTAGACTTACCAATGAAGGTTTTCTTGGTGTAAATACCGCAAGTCCTGTAGGAGAGCTTTCTGTTACAGGTTCGGCTTATTTAGAAAGAGCGTTCACGACTGGAGAGGATGGTCAATGGGAGAGAGTGTTCGGAGGTTCCGATGAAGTAGTTTCCTTCGTGGCTCCCTTGCATGAAGGAAAAGATAGTTTTCATTTAGATTTTCCAAAAACTTTTGGAGAGAAGCCTGCAGTCACACTATCTCTAGAGAATTCTGCTGGAGGCCCAATTATTCCATATATGATTTCAGGATTAAACGAATTTAGCTTTGCGGTTAATTTCGGTACTGAGCTTAAAGACGACGAATATAAACTGCATATAAATGCACGACCCACAGGTCAATCTTCGGCGAATAAAACAACAACCCAGTCATTCACTACAGATATTCCTAAAGATGTTGATACTTATGAAGTTTTTTACCCATGCGCCTTCCATGCAATACCTTCTATATCTACAGCTGCGGAGTCAGATTCAATATGCGTACCTTATATGATTTCGGGGGTTTCTAGAGATTCGTTTTATGTCTTATTCTCTTCCCCAACAAAACCTGGCTATAGAATTCACACTCACGCAGTAAGATAAAGTCAAAAATAAGTGTAAGTAAAAATATGATTTCAGACTTAATATTTAATTCGGATATATTCAGCGGCAACATACTCTGGATAGATAATATTCAGTCAACGGGGGGAAAGGTCGTAGTTAACAGCAACCTTGATATAAGAGACGATTTAAATGTCGGAAAAAACACACATCTTTCTGGAACTATTTATGTAGATCAAGATGCGGTATTGAAGTCTAATTTGTATCTAGAGGACGATTTAAATGTCGGAGAAAACACTCAACTTTCTGGAACTATTCATGTGGATCAAGATGCGGTGTTGAAATCCAAGTTGTATGTTGAAGACGATTTAAATGTCGGAGAAAACACTCAGCTTTCTGGAACTATTCATGTGGATCAAGATGCGGTATTTCGCTCGGGCTTGTTCGTAGAGGGAAATGCGCAAATTAATGGAAATCTGTATGTTTCTGGGGATCGAGTGATCATGGAAACCTCT